ATACAGATTATGTGACGAAGTTTAGGTTCTTTCTCTGCTCTCTGCTTCATGTATTGGTACCCTCTTCGTATTTTCTTAGCTCCAAACATTGAAGGATCATTGAAGAACATACATAAGGTATTATTTTTTTCATGTACGTCTGAGCGGTCATTGTATTTTACTAACTGCTTATTCTTACGACAAATGATACTACCATAAAAGTCCTTATTTTTTGTTACAGAGGCTATGTCCATACGAGTGCCATCAAGAATCATATCAAGAGACACGAGTGTTTCTCCGCTTCTACCTTTCTTCTGCTCATCACAAAGGATAACACTATGACCGCAATCATATAACATTCTTGCAAGTTCTTTTTCTAGGTTCATACCTTCGCTTGTGCCTTCATTATGCCCTAGGTGGGTTGCTTTCAAGGCTCCGTTTTCAGGATTAAACTCTACATCTTTGTATCGTTTGTCCTTGGAGAGTCTATCATATTCTTGCTTGTTGTGCGCAATACGTTTTAACTCTTCCTTGCGTGATGTATTTCGCCAGCATTGATGGTTGAGCCGACAGGCGGCGCAGAGCTGATTATCTACGATTTCGTTTACCAGCCCTAGCTTTCCCTTTGCCACATCGCAGTCGTTGCAGCGCTTGATGGTGTAAGGGTTGTAGTCTGGCATGGTCTTGCCCTGTATGCCGCTGTTGAAACGGAACATATTCAGTTTCTCATTATTGGCGAATGCCTCTTCGCCACGGCTCATCGCCTCGTTGTGGGGCGTTTCCTCATATTTTCCCCTTCTTACTTGTACCACGGAACAGCGGCAGTTCCACGATAGCGGCGGGTAGTAGCTCTCCCAGAAAAGGTCACTCATCGGCAGGGTGATGCGGTCGAGGGCGGCGTGCTCCGGGCGCACCTTGTCATCATGGGCGGTGCGGTACTGCAAGAGGTAGCGGTCGCCATCCTCGCTGTACTGTTCCCACTTCGCCGCCATCTCTGCCGAGGCTTGCACGAAGTTGTACTCAGCACGTAGATAGTTGGAGTTGTACGTTTCATCTATCTTTCGGACATCGTTCAAAAAGCGTTCGAACGGCTTTCTATCGCCGTTCTCATCGAGCAATGACGGGAACGCCTCGTTCAGCTCGTGGAAGGTCTTGATGCCTGAGAAGATGTAGTTGGAGCGAGTAAGGCGCTCGCGCATCTTGTCGGTCATCCTCACTTGCTTGAAGGTGGAGTCGAGGATGCCGGCATGGGCGTTGATGAAGCTCTGCGCCTCGTCAGATGCCAGAATGTCGATGTCGAGCTGTGCGCCCCTCTGACCATAGAGGGCTTTCATCATCTTGTCGAACTTGTGGGTGAGGTTCTTGTACTCGCTCAGCTTCTTGTAGTCGTCGTTGGTTCCCTCCAAGGGTATGAGGTTGTCGCCCAGCCATCGTCTGTATCGTTGGTGCAGCCCCTTGTAGTCGTCGGGGCTTAGTCGAAAAAAGGTTGGCTCGCTGATGGTGCGGGCAACGCAGATTTGTCGTCCTTCTTGTCATCCCCTGATGGTTGCTGCATGCCGAATGGGTTGGCTTGCTGCAAGCGTTCGCCCACGGGCATGTTGTACTTGTCGGCGAAGTACTTGCCATCGACCTCGTAGCGGTCGCTGATCATCTTCTCGTACTCCATCTGCTGCTCCGGGGTGTAGTCTATCGACTTGTCCCAGGTGAAGTGCATGCCCTGCAGTGGGAAGCCATGGTGGATCATCCGGGGGATGAGCTGGTTGTTGATGGTGTTGGCCAATAGCTTGGCATCGCTCTCCACGATGTTCTGGAACACCTCCAGGTGGGTCTGGCTCTGCGAGAGGCTGCTGCCGTCCTCGATGGTCATGGTCTGCCCGATGATGAGCTTGGAGAGTTCCGAGTTGGCTCTATCCACACGCTTGTCATAGACATTGAAGGCATCGCTCTTGGCGTTCTCCACCAGTTGCACGGTGGTACCCTCAGGCAGCACTGCGTAGCTGGCCAAGCCCATGCGCTGCATCATCTCCTCTATCTTGTCGGTCTCGCTCTGGCTGCGCGAGCTGGTGGTCGCCACACGGAGGGGTATGCCGAAGATCTCGCCAAACACGTCCCATGCGGCGAGCACGTTCTTCTTCGGTATGGTGTGCTGCGCCGCCTTGAGGTAGAGTCCGAGGTCGTCGGGCTTGCCCACCTCCACCAGGTTGCCGAAGTATTCGGGGGCGTGGTAGTCGATGCCGGTGGTCCAGTCCTGCCCGAGGTCGGTGATGAAGCAGTGATGCTCCGGTATGACGTACTTGCGGTCGATGAGGCGCATGCCGTCGTAGGCAAGGCAGCCGTCACCATCGGTGGTGAGGTCGCCCATCTCGATGAGCGTGTGCCCCCAGTAGGGCGTGGAGAGCACCAGTCGGCAGAAGTCGTCAAACCACTCCTGCTGCAGGAAGTGCCTCAGCTCATCGTGGGGCGTGCCATCCTTGTCCTCGATGTTGAAGGAACGGGCGAGCACGAAGCCCATCCTCTGCCCGATGCACCCGGAGAGGTGTGCGTCGATGTCGGCATCACGGTAGATGTCGTAGAGCCACTGGCGGTTGGGGCTGTCCACGTCGATGGCTAGCTGCCACGCACGCCGCCACTTCATGATGTCGCCCTTGGTGAGTGCCTCTGTGGTGCGCTGCAGCTTGGCCAGGATGCTCTCCACCTTTCGGCGGTCGCCCTTTCCGGCTAGCTGCACGTCGCCAAACACGGTGTGCCACACACGTGGCTCACCCTTGATGGCTCTTCGTAGGTCGTATATGCCATCTATGGCCTTGTTGAAAATTCCCATAGTCTTCTTTGCTTTAGAATGAATTGATGGTTGTGTGTGTTACCAGGAGTGGTTGTCGGGACCCTTGCCGAAGGCGAGCACGCCGCCCACTCCCGTGGCGTTGCCTTGTGCGTCGGTGCTCCCAGGCAGGTCGGGCACGATCTTTCCGGCTTGCACGCCCTCCAGCCACTTGATGGCTCGCTCGTATCGCTCCTGCCTGGTCTCCATGCCCATGCGTCCGGAAGTGGATGCCGCCATGTTGTAGAGGGCGATGTCGGCGGTGTACATCACCAGCTGGCGGTTTCGGTCGCTCCCCTCGGCGGCGAATATCTTGCCGCAGTCGTATCGGGGTCGCAGGTACCCCGCCACCTCCTCGATGGCCTCGGCGATGGCGTTCTCCACGTTGACGGGGTCGGCTTGCGTGATGACCTTCAGCGAGGCTTCGCTAGCCACCACCTTGAAATCTTCTGTGCTGATAAACATCTTTGTATGAATGATAAATGATAATGAATAAATGACAAATGGGTTGCGCCCTTGGGGGCTTACCACGTGTTGCGGGGCTTCTGTCGCTCGCCGATGCGAGGCACGAAGGCTTCCAGCCTGCCCTGCTTCTGCAGGATGTAGATGGCTCCCTCGTCGGCATCGGGCGCATCGTCGTGGGCACGGCTGCCGTGCTCCAATGAGAGCGTCTGGTCGATGCCCACCTGCATGTCGTCGGTGTCCTTCAGCGCCTCGTTGTAGTACACCTGCCCACGCTCCCAGAACGGAGCCACGCTCTCGATGCGCTGCAGCTTGTCGGGCTTCTTGCGGTAGTCGGGCATGATGGGCAACTGGTAGCCACGGATGTCGCCCTCCGCCTGAAACTCGTCGAGGGCGGTGTCCTGCATCAGGTTCGACTCCATGTAGAACTGGATGCTCGCCCCCTCTTCCAGCGACCGCTCGTAGAGGTTGTACAGCCAGCGCACCATCTCGCCCGTGGTGGCCTGGCGCACGAAGCAGTCCACGAGGTGCAGCTCCCTGCCCATCGCCCCCCAGAGGCGGCAAGCCTTGTAGTCGTTGGAGGTGGTCGATTTCCACGAGGGGTCGGTGTAGCACACCAGCGACTCGTACTTCGAGAGCCTTGGCATCCTCTTGTATTGGATCCAGTTGTGTCGGAAGATGGTGCCGTCCTTGATCGGGTTGTGCATCATCTCCTTCTCCCAGTCGCGGTAGCCCACGAACTCACGGTAGGCATCCACCTCCTCCCGGGTCCACTTCTCCCTCCATGTGGGGTTGCCGTCCTTGTCGATGGCGCACACCTTGCTGAGATACACGCCCTTGGTGTGGGCGATGTTGAAGAGCACGGAGTTCTTGTCGATGAGGTTGCCCACCATGATGAAGCGGCCACGACCCACGTCCAAGGCTCCGAAGAGTGCCGACTTCACCCAGTGGGTCAGCTCCCTCACTCGCTTCTCGTTCTTGCAAAGCTCATCATCGTCGAGGTCGTCGATGACGATGTAGTCGGGGCGTGCCTCACGGTCACGGAGGCCACGGGGGCTCTGTCCTCTGCCGCAGCCGAGGAACTTCACGCCGCACGCCGCCTTGAACTCGCCGTCGGTCCAGTCGCCCCCGGCAGGCTTCTGCTGCCCGAAGTCACGTATCAGTCGGTCGTTGTACTCCAGCTCTGCCTGCACGTCGCCCAGCAGTCGCTTGGCGGAATCCTCGCTCTTGCCCACCACGACCATGAAGTTGATGAGCCGCTGCGGCTGAAACATGAGCCACAGGGGCAGGAACACGTCCATGTGGGTGCTCTTGGCATGGCCACGTGGCCACATGAACACCGCCTTCAGGTTGGGGGTGGAGCGCACCTTGCGCGCCGCCTGGTTGTGGAAGGGGGCGTTGTGGATGGTCTTCAGCACCTTGCCCGTGGTCTTGTCCTTGAGCTGCAGGTAATGGGGGAAGTAGTACTCGCAGAAGGCGGCGTAGTTCTGCTGCAGTCGCCTGATGCGTGCCTCCTTCTCCGCCTTGCCCTCGGGGCGCATGATGCTGGTGTCGGTCATGGAGTGTATCTCCTTGCAGAGCTCCCTCCACTTCTCGTAGGCTTTCCTAGCCTCTGCACTTACTGCCATAGATTAAATGATAAATAACAAATGATAAATAATAAATGGGGCTTGCGCCTTAGAGGTCGCACGAGAACCCGTTGTTCATCTTCTCGGAGATGAAGAGGTCCTGGTAGTAGTTGAATGTCTTCAGCAGCTCCGGCGTGATGTTGGGGTCGCTCTGCGCCCTGAACTTCATCCACTTGGAGAACGCTATGAACACCTCGATGGCATCCACCACGTTCGCCTTCTTGTCGAGCTTCTCGATCACTGCCGCCATCTTGGCGAGCTTGTCGCCGAGTCCCGCCATCTTCTCCGGGTCCTCGCTCTCGTTCACCTGGCTCACGAGTGCGTCGATCGAGAGGAGGAGCTTGTTCACGATCTCCGGTCGTGTCACGGTCTTGGCGGCACGCTGCTCCTTCCATCCACCCTTGGTTGCCCAGTTGGACACGGTCACACGGCTCACCTCTATCTGTTCGGCTATCTCTGCCTGCTCCTTGCCTGCCATATACAATGTATGGGCGAGGTCCTTCTTACGTTCTAGTTCTGCTTTTGTCATAATGTGTGAATATTAAAAATGTAGTGCAAAGGTGCAACAAAAAGGGCAGTCTGCCAAAAAAGTGTGCAATGGTTGCAGAGATGTGCGCAACCATTGCACACTTTTTTGGAGGAATGGTGGAAAGTTAGTAATATTGCACCGTCATTCCGAGTGATGAGCGAGGAGTGAGGAGTGAAGAATCAAAATGTAATACCGTATAAAATATGGGAAAGAAAGTAAGAATCAGCGACGAGAGCGTGAACTGCTACGGCACACGCATCCTCACCAGCGGCATCGACCTCACCCAGTACCAGCGCAACCCCGTGCTGCTCTACATGCACGAGCGAGGCAAGGTGGTGGGACTGGTGAAGAACCTGGAGGTGAGGGACGGCGAGCTGCTGGGTGAGCTCTGCTTCGACAAGGCATCGCCCCTGAGCGTGCAGCTGGAGAAGCAGTACCAGTTTGGCAGCCTCCGCATGGTGAGCGCCAACCTCCGCATCCTGGAGACCAGCGGCGACAAGCAACTGGTGAAGGAGGGTCAGACCTTCGAGACCGTGACACGGTGCGAGCTGTTTGAGGTGAGCGCAGTGGATATTGGCGGCAACGACAACGCCATGGTGCTCTCCGACCAGAGCGGACAGGAAATATCCCTGGCAGGGGGCAAGGACGGCAAGCCGCTCCTGCCTCTATTGAATAACGCAAGTAATAACCCTTTAAAGAAGAATGAAATGGAATTGAAGCAGATCGCCCTGGCAATGGGGCTGGCGGAGACAGCCACAGAGGCTGAGGTGACCGCAAAGATGAAGGAGTTGAAGTTGCAAGCCGGCAAGGTGGGCGAACTTCAGAAGAAGGTGGACTCTCTCGTGGAGGAGCAGCTCGAAGCCAAGAAGAAGGCAGACGAGATGACCCTCGCCAGCGTGACCGCCGCAGTGGAGAACGCCATCAAGGAGAAGCGACTTGATGCCAGCATGAAGGATCACTTCGTGGAGCTTGGCAAGAAGGTGGGTCTCGACACCCTGAAGCTCACCCTAGGAGCCATGCGCCCACAGGGCAAGGTGAGCACCGTGGTGAACCGTGGCAAGGACGGACGACTCACCCGTGTGGAGACTGGCTCGTACCAGAAGCTGAGCGAGGTGCCTGCCGATGAGCTCCTGGAACTCCGCGACAACAACCGGGAGGAATACATCGCCCTCTACAAGGCTGAGTTCGGATTCGCGCCAGACTTCGACTAACGTCCCATGGCGCAGCATCAATCAACAACACATCATCATCATTTTTTAAGAAACATAGTGACACATGAAACGAATCATTTCTCTTTTTAGCGCACTCCTGTTCAACTGCATCATGGGTGCGGTAATCTCCGCCGCAATGGGCTACGACCCTATGGCGGGCGCAGTGGTGGCCAACCTCACAGTGATAGCCCTCGGGGGCTTCATGCCCAAGGGCGCAGCCTGCGAGGGCGTGCTGAAGGAACTCTGGACGGGCTACCTCGTGAAGCAGCTGGAGCGTGCCGAGAAAGCCACCTTCCTCGATGGCATCCCCGACAACTCCAGCATCGTGGACAACGACGTGATCCACCTGGTCGATGTGGGCGGCGACCCAGACGTGCTCATCAACAACACGACCTATCCACTGACGGTGCAGGAACTGAAGGATGGTGACATCGCCATCAAGCTCGACAAGTTCCAGACCAAGCCTACCCCTATCACCGACGATGAGCTTTATGCCGTCTCATACGACAAGATCAGCCGTGTGAAGGACGCACACGCAAGAGCCATGAACGTGGCCAAGTTCTCGAAGTCGGCACACGCCCTCACCCCTAACGAGAACACCGCCTCCACCCCTGTGCTCTCCACATCGGGCGAGACCGACAAGGAGACGGGTCGCGTGAAGCTCTGCATGAACGACATCATCCGCCTGAAGAAGGCGTTCGACAAGTTGAACGTGCCTGTGGAGGGTCGCCGCCTCGTGCTCTGCAACGACCACGTGAACGACCTCCTGGAGACCGACCAGGTGTTCAAGGAGCAGTACAACATCAACCGCACCGACGGCACCGTGGGTCGCCAGTATGGCTTCGACATCTACGAGTATGCCGAGAACCCAGTGTTCACCACAGCCGGCAAGAAGAAGGCTGTGTCGTCAGCCGCAGCCGCCAACGAGTACCAGGGCTCCTTCGCCTTCTACACCGGTCGTGTATTCAAGGCTACGGGTAGCACCAAGATGTACTACAGCCAAGCCAACAACGACCCATTGCACCAGCGCAACCTCATCGACTATCGCCACTACTTCATCGTATTGCCTCAGAAGATGGACGCTTGCGCCGCCATCTACAGCAAGTACAATGCCGCGGGCAAGGCATAATCACCCCATCAAGCATCAAGGCTATGGCTAGGATGAAATATTTGGTGCTCCACTGCACCGCCACGCCAGAGGGAAGGGAGGTGAGTGCCGCCGACATCAGGCACTGGCACTGCGACCCTCCCTCGAAGGGCGGCAGGGGATGGAGGCAGGTGGGCTACACCGACCTCTTTCACCTCGACGGCAAGGTGGAGCGACTGGTGAGGAACAACGAGGATGCCGAGGTCGATCCATGGGAGATCACCAACGGTGCGGCAGGCTTCAACGCCATCAGCCGGCACATCGTGTACGCCGGAGGACTCGCCGGCGACGGCAAGACCGCCAAGGACACCCGAACCCAGGCACAGCTGAAGGCGATGACCGAGTACGTGAGGGAGTTCCACCGACGGTTTCCACAGATACGCATCGTGGGACACAACGAGCTGAACCACGGCAAGGCGTGCCCATCGTTCGACGTGCAGAAGTGGCTCCACTCAATAGGCATCAGGCAGGTATAGGGACTGTCATATCAGGATAACATTTTGTGAAAGTTGCATAATCACTCATAATTAGTTAATTGGTTTAAGGTTTGAAAGGCGATGACAGACATCATCATGAACATACTGCAGTGGGCTATCCCATCGGGCGGCATAGGTGCTGCCATCGCCTGGATAGCCAACCGAAAGGTAAAGGCGGCGGAGCAGGCCAAGCAGGTACACGACACCTATAAGTCGATGTACGAGGATGTGAGCCGTGAGTTGTTGAACTTACAAAGGAAAGTGGATGAGAACACAAGGGAAAACGCAAGCGCCATCGAGGAACTCAACCGTGAGAACACTCGCACACGCAATGCGCTCAATCGGCTCAGCCGTGCCATCGAGGCGATACAGCTTTGCCCTCATCGTGCTTCTTGCCCTGTCAGCGGTGAGCTGCAGAACGGCGAGGAAGGCACAGGACGAGACGATGAGCCAGGCTCGAACAGAGCTAAGTCTAGACAGCAGCGCAAGCAGAAGGCAGGCAAGCGAGACGCTGACGGCGGAAAGCCTGGCGACCATGGAGACGTGGGAGCAGGCGTGGATGCTGCTGCCCCTCGACAGTAGCGGGGGCGGTGGAATCATCGTCAGGGGCAAGGGAGAGAGAAGGCTGCTGGTGGGCGCACGCTCCACACGGAGCACCATCGGAACCGACTCTTCCAACGTGGTTCGGACGGCATCCGAACGGCATTCTAACGAGAGCAAGACGGAGGTGAGGAAGCCTCCAGACGGGCTGACGGAACTGGCAGGCAAGGTGGCGTTCGTCATCATAGCCTTCGGAGTGAGCTATCTAGTAATAACGTATAAAAAGCAATAAGAAAATGGAAAATATTTTGGACGGCACCGACCTCATCCTCAGCGTGAACGGCGGTGCACTGGCATTCTCCACGGGATGCAAGATCACCACCTCGACCGAGACCGGCGAGCGCGTGACCAAGGAGGCAGCGGCAGGCAAGTGGAAGGAGAAGTACGTGAAGAGCTTCTCGGAGAGCATCAGCGCCGATGGCGTGGTGTGCGTGGACGCAGCCAAGGACGCTCCTACCTACGACACGCTGAAGGACCTGCAGATAGCGGGCACGGCAGTGGACGTTACCTACAACGTGCGCGAGCCAGGCAAGCGCACCGGCAAGACGGCTGGCGGCTACAAGGGCAAGTTCATCATCACCTCGCTCGACCTCGACGGCCAGGCAGGCGACGATGCCAAGTACTCCATCCAGCTCGAGAACTGTGGCAAGGTGGAGAAGCTGACCACCGGCTTGCAGGACGGCACGGTGACGCAGAGCGCATCGAGCCAGCAGGCAGTGAGCAAGTAACAGGGTTTTATTGTAAGCCATAATTATAGATAAGATGAGAAAGATCATGATCGAGGTGGGCAGCAAGGCATATCCCTGCTGCCTCACCATGGGGGCGATGCTCCTCTTCAAGCGCAACACGGGCAAGGACGTGAGCCAGATGGATGCCTCGGACATCGAGGACCTGCTGATGCTGATGTGGTGCTGCGTCGTGTGCGCCTGCAAGGCAGACGGCGTGGAGTTCACGATGGACTTCGAGACGTTCACCTGCCACATCACGCCACAGGACGTGAACCGATGGAACGAGGTGATGAATGCCGCTGGCGATGAAAAAAAAAGCGAGCCGGAACCCTAGGTTCTGACTCTGACGAGAGCCAGGAGCCGCCCACCGTGGAGCGGCTGCTGGGCATAGCGATGGGGTGCATGGGGATGAGTATGGATGACTTTTGCCGATGCACCCCCTCTGAGTTCAATGAGGCCTACGAGGCGTGGGGCGAGTGCCAGGAAAGGCTGGAGCGTGGTGCGTGGGAGAGGATGAGGATGCAGTGCCTCTGCTCCCTCCAGCCCTACTCGAGCAAGAAGCTCAGGGCTGAGGACCTGATGCGGTTCCCTTGGGAAGAGGAGCAAAAAAAATCCCCTTGCCAAGAGGTGCAAGAGGAACTGAGCCACGAGGAAGTCATGGAGAGGTACAGGGAGGCGGCGAAGAGAGCCGGGCTGAACTAGACGTGATAATCTTGCACTCGCATCAATCCCCAAAGCAAGAAAAACAAGAAGAAGAGAAAGAGGCTCCACCCCATGGCATCTGTGACCCATGCAGGAGACCCTGGGGTCATGGCCAAATCGCAAAAGAAAAAGCCAAAGGCTACGAACAGCGCAGCCAGCCAACCAAAAACGGTTCTTGTAGTATCGGGTTCTATTCTCATAGTTCTTGTTTTTATTGGAACACGCTGCAAATATAAACAAAATTATCGAATAATCCAAACGAAATCACTGCAAATATGAATAACGAGGTAAGATTTAACATAAAGCTCAACATCGATGGTAAGGATAAGCTTGTGACGGTTACCACTGCAGTGGATAACTTAAAGCATGTGGTGAGCAGTGTGAATGAAGCTGCAAAGGACTTGGAAAAGGATCTTATCAATACCAACCAAATAACCGAGGCCTGGAATAATGTAACAAATGCACTGCAGCAGTTTTCTGGCACGCTGAACTCGCTGACCGCTGAAAGCAGAAGCTTTGGCGGTGCCATGGCTGCCGCCAACACCATGGCGGGAAAGGGTGGTGACGACTTCGCTCACCTCAAGGAACAGGTTGCAGGATTATCCCATGTCGTCCCTGTCGCACGTGACGAACTGGCAAACGGCCTTTATCAGGTCATCTCCAACGGTGTGCCTGAAGATAATTGGATAAGCTACTTGAAACAAAGCGCCGAGGCTTCCGTTGGTGGAATCGCAGATTTGGGCGAGGTCGTGAAAGTTACCTCCACCGTCATCAAAAACTATGGTTTGGAATGGAGCGATGCTGGTGCGATACAAGATAAGATTCAGCTTACTGCCAAGAACGGCGTAACCTCGTTTGAGCAAATGGCGCAAGCCTTGCCAAGAGTCACCGCCAACGCAGCCACGCTGGGGGTGAGCATTGATGAGTTGATGGCATCCTTTGCCACCCTTACAGGCGTGAGTGGAAATACGGCTGAGGTGAGTACCCAATTGGCTGCCATCTTTACAGCCCTCATTAATCCATCGAGCGAAGCTACGGAAATGGCTCAACAGATGGGTATCCAGTTTAATGCCGCCGCCATTAAGGCTGCTGGAGGTATGCAGCAGTTTCTCGTATCCCTCAATGATAGCGTCAAACAATTCTCTACATCCAGCGGCATGCTGGAGCAAGAGATCTATGGCAAACTCTTTGGCAGTGCCGAAAGCCTTCGTGCCATCACGCCTCTCGTGGGCAATCTAGCGGATGCCTTCCAAAAGAATGTGGAGGGCATGGCTGACAGTGCAGGAACCATCAAGGACGCATTCGGTTCAATGGGAAGTACAGGGTCGGCGCAACTGCAATTGTTGCAAAACAAGTTGGCTGCATTCTCCGATTTTGCCACAACGGTCTTCGGTCCCATCTTGCCAGCTTTGAATATCGCAGCCCAGGTATCACTGACCGCCACGTCCGTCATGTCTTTGTGTAGAAGTTTCAGCGCATTGGGCATCACGACAAAGGCTGCCTCTTTCCTGATGCAGGCGTTCGGTCCCATCGTGCAAGTCTGCTCCGCCACGATGCGAGGTGCTGCCGTGAGTGCCACGACCTTGAAGCTCGCCATCAAGGGCTTGATGATCTCCACTGGTGTAGGCATCGCCATCGTGGCATTGACGGAGGCGATATCTGCTTTTATGGCAAAATCGGATGCCGCAAAATTGTCGGCGGAGGATATGGCAGATGGCATTAAAAGTACTGGTGACGCAGCTGATGACGTGAAAGAGGCTTATGATAGTTCGTTGAAGTCCACCTATTCCGACCTCATGGAAAAGTATGAAAAGTTGAAAGCAGGATGGAAGTCTCTTTCGACCGAGCAACAGAAAACCGCATGGATCAAGCAAAATCAAAGTGCCTTTCACGATCTGAGATTAAAAATTGATGACGTTGCCGATGCAGAGAATATCTTCAACAAGAAGACCAATGCCGTGGTAGATGCCTTTAAGCAAAGGGCGATGGCTGCGGCGTATGCTGCAAAACTAACCGCTTTATATCAAAAGCAGATAGCCTTGCTGGACAAAAAACAGAAGACAACCAAGGACATTGCCGATGATGCAAAGCGAGGTGGCAGAAATGCAAAAGAAGGCGACTTGATACCAGAAGGTTGGCGTAACGAACGGTATGGAAAAGTAGGCAATGATGGAATATGGAGATTTTCGAAGGTCGGCGCAGAGCGTTACAGTGGTACCAATACCACAGGAAACAAACAGGTAGGTGGTATCGACAAAGAACTCAACTCCATTAATCGCCAAATAGATGACACCCAAAAACAGCTCAGTGGCAGATTAAAATCTGCTAGCAACTTTATTACAGCAGATACTTCCCAAAGGTCCACCATCTCCACAAATACCACCCCATCACCCAAGACCGACAACACCCCTAAGACCCACCTCGAGGAATTGCAGAGCCAACTGAAAAAGGCACAGGATGAACTGGGCAACGCCACCACCATCGAAGCAAAGATCAAGGCGGATGCCAAGGTGAAGGACATACAGGGCGAGATAGACGAGGCCACCAAGGGAAAGGTGACCATCGGGGCGCAGGTCGATTCCTCCTACATCGTGCAAGGCAGTGACGCAGACAAGCGGCTGAGCCGAAACAACGCGCAGCAGCGCATCGACCGTATCAAACAAGACTATGACATCGGCATCGTCACCGATAAGACCGATGCACAACGAGACATTGATGACATCAACAAGCAACTCACCGAAATGGGGCTGAAACCCATCGAGGTACACTGGGAGACCCACACAGAGGAACTGCAACGCCAGTTGCAAGACGCTCAGAGGGAGTTCGACAACGCCACCACCATCGAGGCGAAGCTAAAGGCAAGTGCCAAGCTAGCCGACCTGCAGGCGCAGATAGACACAGAGACCAAGGGCAGGCTCACCATCGCCGCCGACGTGGAACCCTCCTACATCGAGCAAGGGAGCATCGCCGACAAGCGACAGAGCTACTCCAACGCACAGACCAAGGCGAGCCGCATACAACAGGACTTCGAGATAGGTATCATAGGCAAGGACAAGGCAAAGAAACAGATAGAGGACCTCAACAAGCAACTCGCCAAGCTGGGCAAGAGCGTGAAACCCATCAAGCTCGACATCAACTCCAAGGACATCGCCAAGATACAATCACTCTTCAACATCGACGTGACCAACTTCGACAGCGTGAAAGGTGCTTTCACTAGCATCCAAGGTATTGTGGACCCCACTGCCAAGGGCCTCGCCGCAGCGGGTGCCAGCTGCGAGATGCTGGGCAGTGCGATGCAGCAACTGGGCAGCGACTCGGCGGCAGGCAAGGCTGGAATGATCATGGCTGCCATCGGGCAAATCGTGCTCTCCTTCGCACAAGCCCTCAGCTCCTGCAAAACTTGGGTGGACTGGCTCGCCTTCGGCATATCGGGTACCGCACAGATGATCTCGCTCATCGCCACCGTGAGCAAGTTTGCCACCGGTGGTATCGTGGGCGGCAACCAGAAGAGCGGCGACAACGTGCTGGTGCGTGTCAACTCTGGCGAGATGATACTCAACGCCGCACAGCAGGCACGCCTCTTCGCCATCGCCGACGGCACAGCCGCCTATGGCGCATCCGCACAGATAGCCGCCAACTTCGCACAGGGTGTGGCACTGCCATCGGTGAGCGTGCAGACCGACCGACTGCAGGGCATCATGGCAGATGGCGGTGGCAACCAGCCGAAGGCCGTGGAATGGCGGCTCAGGGGCAGGGACATCGTGGCATCCATCGCCAACGAGACTCGCTCCAACCGCAAGAGAAGCAACATCAGAATCAAATAACAAAAGATAAATCGCTATGTACATTCATGGATCTTTCTACAACAAGCAGGACGAGAAGGTGACCGTGCTGATCGTGACCAAGGACGACCGCACCACCGAGAAGGAAATCGGCAAGGAGGAGGACGGGCTGTTCTTCTCCGACGACCCCGTGGAAATCACCTCCCAGGTGAACGACACCCTCGACGTGCTGCTCTGCTACCAGGCGAGCATCCGGCTGCTCTGCCGTGACTACGTGCCCGACTTCTTCTGCAACTCCTGCAGGGAGGCGGTGGTCAACATCCTCGTGGATGATAAATGCTACTTCGCCGGCTTCATAGAGCCGCAAGCTTTCTCGCAAGATTACAACGAGGAACTGGACGAAATCGAGCTGACCTGCATCGACTGCCTCTCCGCGCTGCAATACTCCAACTACCGCAACATCGGCACCGCAGGCACCACCTACACAGGGGTGAAGGCAAACGCCGACCAGCGCACATTCCTCGACCTCATCAAGGAGATACTCGGCGGCGTGAGCCAAGCACTCTGCATCAGCGAGGACAAGACATGCGGCATCTATGTTGACAAGTCCATCACCGGCTGCAACAATAGCAGCCTAAACATCTGGGGCGTATTGAGAAAAATCAACATCTCGGAGCTGCTGTTCCTGGGCGAAGAGGAGGATGACGTATGGACACAAGAGGACGTGCTGACGGAAATACTGAAATACCTCAACCTGCACATCGTACAGGAGGGCACGGACTTCTACATCTTCAACTGGGATTACTACAGAAGATTTAAAGCCTCCTTCCTTTACTTATACGAAATATCGGGAAGAAATCCCAAAGCTTGTAGCTATAAAAGAGCCGTCGACACCATCACCAACTCGCTTGTGTCGGACTGCGACACGCAGTTGAGCATCACGGAGACATACAACCAGGTATTGCTCACCGACAACGTGACCGAGGTGGAGAACGTGATAGAGAGTCCGCTTGACAGCGACTCGCTCATCGTGGCAGGAAACTACCAGAAATACATGACGGAATACATCATGGAGACCAAGGGAAGCATCTCGGCCACCACGCGATATGTTAACTTCCTCCTGAATGACAAGCCTACGAGAGAGGAAACCACCATGGTGGACTGGTTCTGCTGGCCAAAGAACGTGAGAAACTGGAAATTTTACGGAGATGGCGACCACACCACCGACATCTACTCCAAGTATCCAGCCGATGGAACCAAGCAGGAAGACATTCTCAACAAGGGACTGACTGCTGGTGTCGGTGCTTGCGTGTGCGCCTTTGGTAAGATCGAGAAAAAGAACAACGACGCACAGATAGTGACAACGGTCAGCATGGACGACTACCTGGTGATCTCCACGATGGGAAAGGATGGAACACGACCCACCGACACAACCCTCCTGGCGGATTGCCCCGTGGCTGAGTACGTGGGCAACAAGAGTGGAGGAACGTTTAGCCCTGCCGATGAGGACACCGTCAACTACATCGTGATCAGCGGAAAGGTGGCGCTCAGCCCCGTAATGCCACACTCTGGCTGCTATATCGAGGAACTGAAATGGGCGGCGAACTTGCGTGATGACAAATACATAGGCATTGCGCCAAAGACTGTGACTAAGCGAGACGGACAGGAAATCTTCTATACACGCAAGTACTGGAAGGCGACGAAATGGAATGACGAGCCTTCTGCCGACGACGAGACCAACGCCCTGGACTATCACAACCTCTTCTATCCATACACCGACACCAGTCAGCAGAGCTACGAATATAAGTACAGTGCCGTGGGCGCAGAGACCGACACCATCAAGAAACTGGGTCTCGTGGCATGCATGCTCATCATCGGCGACAAGTGCGTGGTGGAGAAACAGAAGGGCGAGGACCTGGGCACGGGCGTGCCGGGTACTGGCGAGGGCGAGTGCGAGGACTACGTATGGATGACCTACAAGGAGCGGAGCGAGTGCCAGAGCGATGATGAGTACTACCAGCAAAGCTTTACCATCGGCATTGACCCGAAGCTGGGCGACAAGATACTGGGCACGGAGTTCGACATACAGAAGAACGCACCCTACACCAAGGGTATCACGGCGGAAGGCACCGCCATCCCCATCAAGATGGGAGACCATGTGAGCGGCAAGGTGCAATTCAAGATCCTCGGACCTGTCAACGCCGAGTGGAACAACATCACACGCCGACATCCCACTTTCTTCCGCCATACCAAGTGGTACCAGGACAGCGTGCTGCTCCTGCAGAAGACCAACGCTATCTTCATGAAGGATTTCAAGGTGGAGGTGGTGAGCGACAACGGCAAGATGGGAGCCGTGAGCGATGAAAGCGACATTGTGTATATGAGCGACACGCAGGAAGACTTCGTCAACAAGAAGGACGACCTGGAGTTCAAAATCACCACCGCCCTCACCTCTGAGGAGTGCAAGCGGATGGGTGTCAACAACGCCGTGAAGCTATCCTCGCCTCTCTTCGACAAAAGTGCCCTGGTGAGCATCAAGAGCAATGCGCTCACGTCAACCCGCATAGGAAAGCCTGAGGAGTTGTACGTGGACGCCGTCTGGAGAGAGTGGCACGAGCCGAGAATCATCTTGGAGCAGGGATTCCTTCATGGAGCGGACGTGAAAGTGTTCGGAAGATACACCATGCCGAGCCTCGGCAAGGACTTCATCGTGCAAGGCGTGGACCGGAACCTCGCCGACGGCACCGCAAGAGTGACGCTGAAGGAAGTGCCCTAATGGCATTCCAACGGCTTTATAATGATATTCAAATGGCATGACAACAATATTATAAATAAGATATTACGATGATCGACATCAAGAGTTTTTCAAAGCCCAAGAAATCGGGCAATGGTTCGGGCGGCAGTTCGTCATCCGTCACCTACATATCGGGCATTGCCTCGGAGGCTGACCACGCCACACGTGCCGACAAGGCAAAGAAGGCAGAGGTCGCCGAGCAAGCCAACGTGGCTAACCGTGCCACCTCTGCACAGACCGCCAACTATGCCTCGAAGGCTGGAGAAGTGGACATCGAGAGCGAAACCCTGCAGAAGTTCCTCCGAAAGGATGATCCGGCCGAGGGAGAGGAAAACGTGGCAGAGGAAGTGCACCGAAAGGTGGACTTCAAGAAGGCTGCCGCCTTCCTGAAGGGATTCACCATCGCTGGCCAATTTGGGATAGATGAGTACGGCGATATGATACTGAACACCATCAGGTCGCTGGAGTACAACAACGCTGCCGAGCAAGGATTCTCCATCGAGAAGGAGAAGAACGGAAAGTACCATGCGTTCGTTACCAACCTCACCATCTGGGGCAAGGCGATATTCCACGAATTAGAAGTACGCAAGTTGTCTTATTCGGGAGGCAACATCTATCTGTCGGGGGCAGGAAGTAAGCTTGTCAAGGTTATACCTGTAAAGAAATCGGTATCTGACGGTGTGACGTCTTGGGTAGAAACAACTGCGGATGATACAGAATGTGTCGGCTGGAAATGCTATCTCTTAGCTGATAATGGCACTACTGCCACAATGAACTACTGGCAGGAGGACGACCAAGTGCGCTGTCAGACCATTGGCGAGATTACGGCTGGAGGAACATATCAGGATGCAAGTAACAAGAGTTACTGGCGTACTATTCCCAACGGTGGCGTATCTACACAGAATGAGAAGATTTATGGCACAATGACGGAAACTTACCTTGACGAAGCTGGCAAGGAGCAGACGAGAGAAGTACAGGTGGAATTGTATGGCGGTCAGTCGTTTGCTTGGATTGTCGTTGGCAAGCATTCCGAAGATTTAGATGGATATACTGATGAGGATAGTGCGCCTACCGAGACGAGAGGCATCCCTGCTGATGGCGACACAATCGTGCTTGATGGTAACAGACATCGTAATGAACACGGCGAGTATGATAAGACCGACAGGCAGAATGTGATTGTCCTCGAAACGACAGGCGAATATGCTCCTCGTATCGTTTGTTATGCCAATATCTCTGAGTATAAGCATACTATCACAAAAAGCGTGAATGGCAAGGATAAAGAGGTGTCTCTGTCTGTATTTGAGACCTCTCCAAAGGGAGGAACAAAAATCAACTCTTCACGTTTTGAGTGGATTTCTAATGATGGCAGCACTATCAATATCATCAATTATAGAGGTGACTGGGTAAAAGGAAATACTTATCATAAGAACGACCAAGTGAATCACAACAACGCCGTATGGGTATGTGTCGCCAACTCTGAGGAGAGCGTGATAGCAGAACCTTCCGATAGCTCGACCCAATGGAAAAAAGTCCTCTATGGAGGTAAAGGCGAGAAGGGTGATGATGCCGTTATCTACACCCTTGAGGCGTCACCGAGCTATATCAGACTTAATTCTGACGGAAGTATCGACTACACGAATGGATATATCGACAAGGGCGATGAATATGAGAGCGACAAATATCTTGTAGTTAGAGGCTATAAGGTGGTGAAAGGTGTGAGAGACAATCGCTTTTCAACGGAATCGAGTCCAGTTACCTTACGACTCACCATTAATGACGGAAGTGCGTATAGCGAATATACTCCATCTGACGGCGATTCTGTTTCCATCGACTTCGAGCCTAAGTACGAGGATAGCTATTACAGTATGTTGCAAGAGGTAAGTAATTCGGGGCTAAATTCGGTAAGAGTTGATCTGTGCGAGGGAAGCGAATATAATACAAGCAAAATTCTCGCTACCTGTGACATACCTATCATTCGGAACGGTAAGGATGGACAGAAGGGTGACCAAGGCGACAAGGGAGAACAGGGCAATAAAGGCGATAAAGGAGAAGATGGAGTTGACGGAACTAACGGTAAAGATGCAGTCTCAGTCCTTGTCGAGAACGCTCCGCTTGTCTTTGACACAAATGATGATGGAATCGTGTCTCCTGACATATCAAAGATTGCGAAGGTAAAGATAATGAGGGGAAACAGGAACGTTTCAGACGAGTGCAGCGATGTGTATTCGAGGGATGATATGTGCGTAAATTGTAAATGTGGTGTTACGCAGGAGAATGGATACATCAGCGTATCTATATCAAGCAACAATATCACAAAGAACGACGTGATTGTTGACGGCGTAAGCCACGGTAAGGTTTCTGCAACATCAGGATATGCGGTTGCGCAGGCTGCTTACGATGGGGTTACTTATTTTGCACAGGTTCCTTTCTCTGTTAACGTTGCTAAGTTTACTGGTGTCGTAGCATTCGACAATAATGGTTATAAGTCGCAGTTTGAAAAGGTGACAAATAGACTTAATGATACTGCAACCAAGGATGATCTGAAAAAGGCTGAGTCGGATTTCAAACAAACGGCAAGAGAAATTTCCCTCACCGTGAGCGAGAAGGCAATAGCAAGGCGCAATCTGCTTGTTGGTAGCGCATTCCTGCGTGAGGATAACAACTTTGGGCTATTCAGCGATGCAAGAATCGAGATGAACAGCGGCTATCAGAGAACTAACTGCATCAAGTGTATTGATGATACTACGGACGGAAAGACACGCTATCCTGGTGTATTCTGGGATGCCTCGCTAGGAGGTAAGAGTGTTAGGATAACAAAGGGTAAGAAGTATGTTATATCATGCTGGTATTTCTCGAATAATGCAAATGGATATCTAAGCCTCGAAGCACTCTATATAGACAAGCGGACGAATGAAAGAAAGGGAGCGCCAAAATATCTCTCAGCAGGCAGTTTATCCCCTAAGCCCAATCAGTGGCAATTATTCTCAACGGTTATAGATACAACCGATGCAGAGTATGATTATATTGCCTTTAACTTTTATGAACATTGCGGCGTTGAATCTGGTTTGATTGAAGCCTATATTTGCAGACCAATGGTTGAGGAAGGCGACACCTATAATGGCTGGACGCTATCACAAGACGATTATGACATCATTGGTGCTAACTTGATTGATAATTCAAGGACACTTGATGTTGGTGGTAATGTGCTGGAAGTAAAGGGTCAGAAAGCTCTTGTGGGTGATGCGTATGAACTCACATATATAGGCTCTGACGACTACAATTCATTCTATCGAATAAAAGGCAGCACCTTCCAGCTCGGCGTAGATTATACTATCAGCTTCGAGGTAAGAGGCGATGCTGAGTATATGGGTGTATATGCCTATTATCCTATCACAAACACCAAGTTCACTCTCTACGCAGAACCGCAGAATGGTGCAATGACCGAAGTGACAGATGGCGGAAAGGTTAATAATTATGTTGCTTTGATTCAAGTCAAGGAGCTATCTAAGCAGCAGAGGGTGTGGAGTCATTTCCGATTCAAGGACAGACTTCCTGAGCAGATCTACTTCCAGTTCCCAAAGAATGCGCAACAGACTGGTGTAACGAGCTGGAGTGTGACCATCACGAAGCCGAAAATCGAGGTGGGTGCAGTCGTTACTGAGTACACCGAGCGCAAGAGTGACCTTGTAGATAAGGCGAGTCTGAAAAAGGCAGGAATCGAGGTAAAGAGCGATGAGGTGCTGCTGCATGGAGATAGAATCCGTGTCAATAATAACGGACAAACTGCCGCCCTCTTCACTGGCGGCAAGATTAACGCCTCGCTCATTGACGCTGATAAAATCGAGGTGAAGCACCTTTGGGCGAAGAGTAATGACGGGGCGAGCAAGGTGGGCTACTTTGGTAACACTGAGGAAGAGGCATGCAAGATTGACGATACATACGCTCCGTTGTTCGTTGGAGCCGATACGGCGAAAAACTCTCCGTTCTATGTAACGAATAAAGGTCACATGGTGTCTAAAAGTGCTACGCTTGGAAGTTTTTCGCTTAACGAATCCAGTCTCCGATACCTCACAGGTTACGATGACGAAGAGCCGGGGTTTGCTCTTTACAACGAATACATGGTATTCCGTGGGTACAGTAGGACTTTTTCGCCCCAAACAAAAAAGTGGACATCGGAAAGGAACAGGCTAATCTGGGTGGGTCGTAACGATTGGGTTTACTCAGTGCCTTCATTGATGAGCAACATACTTGTGCAAGATTCTTTCCCTATGACTACTGGTGATACCGCCAAAATAGGATTGCGTATATCCGTAACAGGATGCGATGACAAATATCAGTATGAGAACGTCATGTATAACGGAGCCATGGCCAGTAATGTGTATGGTAATTTTGCGATATATGCAGAGAATGGAATGTATGCGGGATTCAGACCGATGACCAGAAGAGCGAATTACAGTATGAAGTTAACGGAATTGGATTGCGTGATATATGTTCCTGTTACGGGCATCACGCTCACCCTCCCTGACAATCCTCAGAGAGGACAATACTACAAGTTCATACAAGGATCTGAAGGAAAACAAGCCTTCTGGATAAAGTCAAACAGCTATAAGATGTACTGGAATGGGGTTGACACAAATGGGCGTACATCTTTTGATAGCGGCGCATGTAACCAAACAACCGAATTTATATTTTTGGGAGACCACTGGCGTGTCAACTGGTATAGGGAAGCAGCCATCTAAGCAAAGTGGAAGGATAATATCAAATGAATATTTAAAACAACATAAATTATGAAACTACAATTAGACAATGTAATGGTGCGCCTCTCCTTGGATAGCGAGCAGCGTACCGCAATGGAACTGAGAAAGGAAATCGCCAACGCCATCTACAAGACTGGCAGAAGGGGCTTGGCGGACGTGGCACTCTCCACGAAGATGTGGAACGGTAGCAACGATACCGACTACACCGATGAGGAGGTTTCCGCCATCAAGGAGTTCGTGGAGAAGAACTTCATCCCAGCCGTCATTGTGGCGGTGAATGAAGTAATAGAAAAAGCCACGATACCCCAAAGCTGAAATATCTAGTAAGTAATTTGGTAGCCACCACTCAATGTAAGGGGGGGATAAAACTCCCCCATAGAGTAAAAGTAAAAAGAAAGCGATTATAATGCAATTCCAAAGCTATTATAACCGCTTTCTTTTATCCCTAG